CTCACCTGGTGGGACCGCTCCTGGCTGCCCAATCATGTCAGGACTTACGATACCCTCAGGGGTCATCGCACCAGGTGGGGGATTCTGTGGTTTAAACGCATCAGAAACCGCAACTTCAATAGAAGTCCCTCTCTGGCGTGCATTGATGACGGAAGAAAGTTTGTAAAGAATGTCAGATGGGTCTTGACCTTGGGATGCAAGGGCTGGAATAGCCTGTGCATAAGAAGCAATAGCCTGCTTCATCGCATCGCGTAGTTCTTCGGTGTCAACCTTTTCTTCTTCCTGTGTTGCATTGAAAGAGAAAGGCATCTGACGGCGTAGGAAGTCGCGTGAAATCAACTTATCACCGCGAGCCTGTAGACCAAACACCAACGCACGGTTAGGGTCAAGTCCTGCCATCAAGCCATACTGAACATCTACGGTGTAATCACCATCAATGTCCTTCTTTGGCTTGTACTTAATGTTGTATGGAGTTCCATTGCGAGTACCACGAAGGTTCTTCTCAACATCTCCAAATACTTGCTCATCTACCTTAAGTGCAAGGCTCATGAGTTCTACGAAAGCACGAGCAAACATTGCATGTGCTGTTTTAATTTGTGTATCAAATCCACCCATAAGGGCTTGAACGCCACGACCTGTAACGATTGAAGCATCAATGTTACCTGTACGAGATTCTGGATAGCGAGAGCCTAAACGCAACTCTCCTTCAAGAACCTGCTGCTGTGCAAAAGCACCTGCTGGTATCTCAAGTGGGATTCTTCGGACATCCTGAGGTCGTTCTGTACGAATGATAGCATCTGGTCCAAGAGCAATATCTGAGACATCTCGTGGTGCGACCATTGGCGCTTGAACAGCCTTAGTCGCTGCTTCAAGTGAGAGAAGTGCATAGCGTGCCTTTGCTACTTGGATTGGCAGTACATCATCGAATTGACCACGAGCCTGTGAGTCAAGTGATGGGCGCATAACAACGCGAACCATACATTCGCCAATAGGGTTTCTTGCACGGTCAATAACGATGTTATTGCGTGTAGGTACAAACAAAACATCTTGGTCTTTGTCGTGGTAACGAACAATTTCCAACATAGATGACATTGAGTTGTGCTCATCCTTGTCGTACAAGATGTGTGCGTACTCAGGATAAAGTGCGATTAACTCAGATACTGGCTTCATGATGCGCTGGTATAGAGCAGTTACATTGCCAAAGCGGTCAATGATTGGGTATGAACCAACTGATTCTAAGAAGCGGATGCGTGGCATCTGCGCTTCTAGGTCGTATTCTACTTGTGCAGGTACGAAACCATAAGATACATAGCGGTCTGCTGCTGTAAACATCTGAGTCTGGATGTCAGAAAAGTCAACATAAGAGTTAACAATTTCTTCACGCTTATCAGCCTTCTTGCGAGAAGTCTCTGACACCATTGTAGGTGAGTTGCAGTTAAATGCTGGTAGCGGAGCAATAACTTCCGATAAGTCTCGGGCTGCAATGTCAACCATATTTGCCACGATTGGATTTTCAAAAGGACCATCGGGGAAAAGGTCTGGGTAAACATCACGCATGCGACCCTTGCGGACAAGCAGCACTGCTTCCATGCGGCTGTCTCGCTCGGCGAATTGCTGGCGGTAGCGGTCATAATTATCTTTAATATCATCTAAAGATAGAGCCACATTCGCCTCCTGTTCTATGCGTATAGTTCGTCAAGATTGACGGTGTATTGTCGTGAGTTGTCATAGCGGGTATGGAACATACTCATGCTGTTATGGTTTCTTGCAAACACAGAAGCATTTGTCAAGCGGTCACGACATCCAAGTTCTGCGAACCAGAACGCCATGACGGTATCTGTCTTTTGTGACTTAGGTGCATCTGGGTACCATGTCACGAGTTGTTCAATGAGCGCCTTAAGACCCTCTGATGAATGAGTTGAAGGAAACTCAATAAGAGCGTTATCTTCGTCCCAACCATAAAATAATGTTGTTAGTGATGCCACACCAAAGTCTGTGTCCCACTTGTTCTGTCCTGTGTGGTGCTCTCGAAGTACTGAGCCATTCTGACTTAAGAACTCTCGAACTTCTCTATCCTGCGTAAGCATTGTCTGGAAAGCGTTTTTCTCAACGCGCCACTCAGAAACCTTGTACTTGTTTGTCCAGTCCTTGATGAGGTTACGAATGTCGTCAGGTTTCATCCCCGCAACATTGGAGACATCCAGCAAGTAACGCTTCTGCGTAGAAATATCCAAGCCAAGAACCACAGCGGCGGTATAACCAGAGCCAGCGGGGTCAAGACCAGCAACCACAATAAGACCATCCATACCGTTAGGTCTATTGCCATGCTTGCCCTTTGGGATAATGCCGATATTGCGAGCGCCGTTAATAACGCCTTTGATAGCATCCGATGGGAAAGCAGAATCTTCGTGAACCTGTTGCTGTTGGTAAACCATAGCCCACAAGTTTGGGGACATGCGGCTTCGCTTTTTATGCAGTGCTGGACCTGTCCACTTGTCGTAGAGTCCGTTCTCATCAGGTACACCATTGCCAGATACAGGAGGCATGTTGGTCTTAGCCCAGAGCGTAACCCAGTCTTTCGCATCTTCGGCAAACTCCAATACGGCAGGTTGGGCAAAGTATGTCCAAGGGGATGTCTCGTCTGGGTAGCGCATAGGGTCACGCAATTCAGAATATAAATCTCGTGGGCGTAGTCTTGTACCTACAACCAGTAGCCGTCCGCCGTCATTGTCAATACGAGACATAACTTCGGATTGAATCCAGTCAATCTGCTTCTCGTACTCATGGGCGTTGGTATGGTCAACACAGTCGTCCATGATGATTAAGTCAGCACGAGCACCGTAGATATGACCACGAATACCCACAGCCTGAACTGTAGGGTCCTTTTCTCCAGAGTCACGAGACTCGGAGGATAGGTAAATTAGGTCCTGCTTCCACGAATCGGAATTTTTTTCATATCCCCCTGGCGGACCAAAGGTTAGTTGTAAATCCTGATAACGAGGATGGGTTAGACGATTCTTGATAGAAAGCAGGAATTTCTGTGCCATAGCCTGTGTCTTAGACACAATCATGATTCTGATATTAGGGTTCTGGCAAATCCGATATACCGCATAGTTGACTGTAATGGTCGTAGACTTTGCGTGTTCTGGAGGGGTATTGACTATGAGAAGGTCAGTTGACCCAGGTTCATAGGAGATGGAAGGATGTAAGTCCTCAGGCTCTCGACCCTCTAATAAATCAATCCAGTGCTTTTGATGGGGAAAGACATCTACCCCTAGGTACTTGGATGAAAACTCTGGGAAGGGTGGTACTTCCCCTCGTGGCGAGCCGACCTCACCTCGTGCTGTCATTGAGCGTATTTTGTCAATGGCTGTAGCAAATTGTTCGTCAGTCTTACGATAGTATTCGTAGGTCTTAACACTCCTACCTACCGCATCCATCGCCTTTTGGACAGAGTACCCCTGCATTAAAAAGTCAATCACTTGCTTTTTGATGGCATCGCTTTTATGCGAAGCAGTGGTAGTGCGCTTTCTTTCCATAGCATGCTCCAAGACCATTTGTGGTGAGTCTTGGGGCAGACTCTAACCGAAGGCGAAGTCTAAACGAAGCCGAAGGTTAGGGCTTCATTTAGGGTGCGCCCCTAGAGGGCGCTGTTGTGTAGCAGAGAGGCTCCGATTATTTCGCCTCTCACATATACTATAGGTGTCCAGAAGGACACTATTGGACACTTTATGGCATGTGATTTACATCACATAGCCATTGTAGGGTAAAAGCCCTGCTCAGACCCCCACCACTATCAAAGTTATGTAGGTAGAGATATACCGATACCGATACCAGCCGTTTAATAACCCTGGGGTGATGACTCACCCACCTGCAAGGCTTGCTGTTTAAACACTTACTCTGCTCTTTGCAATGCTTTGCTTGCTGGCTTGGCTAGGGCAAGGCAGTGCTAGGGCAGGCTGAGGCACTGACTCTGTATAGGCTCGCGCTCTTTCCATGTATCGCGCTCCCCCCCAGCATGCAGGCTCAGGCTAAAGTAGTTGAAAGTTCAACAACCGCCATAAGTTACTCGCCAGTAAATCGCTAAAGTCAGTTGTTTAACGACACTTCACGATATACGCGATACAGTAAGAATCAAATTATCAGTGTATAGCACTGACTTCATGCATGTTACCGACAAGTAACTTACAGCCGTTTAAACTTTCCCTGTTCGCTGTGGGCTGTTTTTGACCCCAAATCAAGCCCCAAAATGCTCGTGTCGCAAAAAAGTTTTATGCGTAGCGACCTGCGGTTTTAGTTTTTTTGGCTGTATCTGTTGACATCGGTTTAAACGATGCCCTAAGTTTCTCCATGTCGGCAAAACCCCCGACAGACTGGATGCACCAAATGCCCGTTCTAAACCGCGAACAATGGTTGGCAAGCCTTGCAATCGCTGTACGCCCTCACCTTGCTTCAACAATCCAAAACGGAGGCGATGAGGAATCTGCAATCCGCCTTTCCTGTGGCTTCCCTCCAAAATCAGGGCGCAAGGCTGTTTCAGCCTCAATCGTTCCTCCAACAGCCTCAGCCGACTTCACAGCCGAGATTTTCGTGGCTCCAACTGTGGACGATGCCGAGACTGTTGCCCGTCTCATTCTGCCCTTGCTCAAGGTTGCTCAGGCTGGAAACTGGCGCTCAGCCTCAGCCTCGGTTGCTAAGCCTCTCGAGTCCTTGCCCTCATGGTGTGAGCCAATCTTGGCTCGCCTTGGTGCATACCCTCACGCCAAAATCGAATTGACCGAGGCTCCAAAACAATCAACTCGCCTCATCAAGGTTGCCTGTTTAAACGATAACTACATCGCCCGAGTTTCTCGCTCAACCCTCGTAAATCTCGGTGCCCCAATCTGCCCTGCATGCAATCAATCTCTAGTGGAGGCTTAATCAAATGTCTACTTTCACATACGGCTTAGAGTTCGAAGTCAACGGAATCTCACCCTCAACGGCTTCAACTGTTTTGACTCAGGGCGGAATTAACTGTCTCGCCCCTCGCAATCAGCATGTCCTTTCAACCGAGTGGACAGCCGTTTATGACGGGTCAATCCAAGGCGCGGAGGTAGTTTCTCCAATCCTCAACGATGCCCGTTTAAACGAGGCTTCAACTGTTGCCCGCTTGCTTCTCAATGCAGGCGCAAGGGTTGACCGCTCAACTGGTTACCATGTCCACATCGGTTTCGACAGTTTCGGCGATACGCTCAGCGACCGCTTCAACGCGCTTGCAAATTTTTACATCAACTGGCACACAGCACACGAGACAATCGGGACCTTGGTTGCCCCAAGCCGTTTAAACAACCGCTTCTGCAAGGTCCGCACCATTGCC